TGGTGTTGGCCATGCTACGAGCCAAAGCTTTCGTGTAGCGTGAAGCGAGACGGTCATAGAGATTATCCTCGATTGCTTCTTCCGTAATGGAAAACGCAAGCGCGATAGTCTCATGCGTATACCGTGCGGTATAAGCCTCTCCAGCATCATCAAATGACACTGCAGTACCTTCTGACTTAACCGGCGCTGCGCCGAAACCAGAAAGCATGACTTCCTCTTCAAAAGCACGTTCTGAAGATTCCGTCTCATAGACTTCTCTTGCTTCATCATCATACCTGGCATATTCCAACCCAAAAAGGGCATTTAGGCCAGGCTCTAGTTCTTTAGCGAGTTGTGCTCTGCTAATAGCCATTGCTCAGCCCTCCTATACGCCAGTTGTCGAAGGTGTGCCAGCAGCAATACTACCTTCCGGTGAGTTAAAGCTGTTGTTCAACCTTACGATGGCACCAACGCCTGCAGCTGCGAAATCAGCATTGCTTGGGTCATCGACCCACCCCATGATCCTTAAATGTAAGGCCGCTGTGGTTGCAATTGTGCTGATAGCCAGTGCCGCTGACGACATGCCTGTTGTTGTAGATCCACTTGTACCACTGGAAAAATTTGCGTTAGCAAACACAGCAGCTCTTGCAGTAGCTTTGTTTGTCCACGATGCGTCCGTTGCAACTACGAATAATTGCATTGGATCATCTGCAACAAAAGCTTCTACAGGATGATTGCTGTCTGCGCCGGACCCAGGCCAATAGTTTGACCAAATAGTTTTTCCGGTAGTGCTAGACACATATTTGCACCCCATGAAAGCGCCCACCAAACTCACAGAACCACCTGCCGCAGCACCTACCAGTGAAATATACCCCGTAGAAAGGGGAATAACTGGAGAGCCTTGATAGATAGCCGTGGAGTTGTCGCTGGCAATTTCATAAGGAGTATAGCCAGTTGTACCAGTAGAGTTAGAGCCTTGTCCAAGTTTAGACATTGGACGAAGGCCAAAAGCTCCATTGATATTAGCCATGTTTTTTTGCTCCTAGCCCTCTTCTTTTTGAGGGCCACCAAAAGTTACACTAGTTTGCCTGTCAGGTTTGCTGATAGGCATCGCAGGATGTTGTTCACGCGCTAAGTCGTTATCAACAGCCGTCATTTGATCGCGGGTCATGCCCCGATAATAACCTCTGCGTTCTTCAACGATTTCAGTCGGAACCCTAGCAAGAAGCAGACCGCCTATTCCAATAACACCGGAATGTTTGCCGTCCTCGATGGTCGGAATATCAAAGTCAGGGTATTCATCACCACGCACCAGCTCATATCCTTCGCGGGAACGAGCGGCCACGTTTTTACGGTCATCAAAACCCATAACTTCAGACCTAATCCATCGATGCTTATACCCTTCTGGCGGAGGCGGGGCCTCCAGCATGGAAGGGGGCTTCCACGGTTCAGTGCGTGCTTGTTTTGCACGAGTTTGATCAACACGGGGCGTCCTAGCAGACTTTTGGCGAGCTGTGGTCTCTGTTTTTTCCATGATTAATCCCTCACATATTTTGCATATTCTTCAAGCGGCACATTAAGCCGCTTGGCAATTGCAACCTGCGAGGGCGTCAATCGCACAGTTTTACGTCCACCCTTATTGCGGGATGCGGAGGCTTCTGCTGACGCTACTCTTCTGCCTCCCCCGTTTGACTTAGACTTAGCACCAAGTTTATGCGGAAACTCAGTCGCCAGCCGTTTGTCGAGTTCAGAATAATACTCATTGGCCTGTGGGTCAAATCCTTCTTCTTCTACCAGCTTACGATGCAGCCCAAAAGCCGCATACGTCATTACCTCATCTTGGCCAAACCAATCATTCCGAGAGGCCCATTCCTGGGCCTTTGGGTCCGGCGGCGGGGCAGCTGGTTGAGCCTGAGCTGCTGGTTGAGCCTGAGCTGCTTGGGCGTAAGCTGCTTGGGCTTGGGCGTCGTAGGCAGCTGTCTCACCTTGAACCGCTTCCAATCGACCCTTTTGATACGCCAAATTAGCCATGGACTCTTGAGCCTCGACTATTTTGTCTATATCACCACTTTCATGGGCGTCCTTTAAACTTTTCTTGGCCGAGTCAATTTCAGAAGTAACACGTCCTCCAAACTGCTCTTGGTAGCCTCTATCTAAAGAACCCAACCGCTGTTTTAAAGACTCGTTTTCCAGACGCACATTTTCCGCGAACTGGATCGCGGTTTGCTTCTGACGTTCTTCCTCTCGAAAGCGATTGGTTAGCTGGTCAATGCGGGTTTTAACTCTGCCACTGTACTCATCCAGTTCTTCCTCGTCATTCTGAGAAGAGGCTTCGTTGGAAAGGGCTAGGGGTTTCTGAGGAGTCTCCTCTCCCTCTGCTGGCAAAGCTACGTCAACGGCGGATTCTTCCGAATCGCCTATTTCAATATCTGTTTCTCCGGGCATGCCGTGGTCTCCATCATGACTTTCTCCTCTCTAGACATGTTGAACATCATCAGGTTCGATGATAGTGGCGATGACTTCATCATCATTAATAATGCGAACTTCTCCCCCGTCAATTCTAAATCGGGCGCCCGCATATCGGCCAATACATACCCACTGGTTTTCTTGGCACCAGGGGTCTGCATCCTGACCAAATTTATTGGCGTCTTGATAGGCCAAAGGCCCTATTTTCAAAACGTAAGCTACCACCGTAGCCAAAGCTTCACGAGTTCGAGCGGCGTCTGGAATGTGAATGCCGCCCTCAGTCATGGCTTTTCCGGCATAGGGCATCACAAGGATGCGCCAGCCAGTAGGCTGTGGAAGCCTCTCTTTTAGACCCTTCTCCAAAAGGGAGGGGTCCAATACTTTGTCTTCTTGAGCTACATAAGCATCAGAAACGGAAGAAAGTTTTACTTTTTCTTCATTTGCCACATGATCAGGGACATAAAGCGTGCTCATTCTTCCTCCGATGAGTGTAAAGCGTCTTTTATTTCTTGTTCTGAAAATTCGAGACCGCGTAATTCCCCAGTCAAATTACGGTATTCCATAAAATCCCTGGGACTTCCTTGCAAAATAGCAGCCTGGGTCAAGCTAATTCGATCTTGGATGGATTTGAGTACGGCATAGGCAAAAGTAGTGGGATCTGCCATTATTTAATATGTTCCAGAGAAATTCCTGCCCTTTATAGCACCTCCTGTGGAATATTTCATCTTTTTTGGCTTCATTTCTGACATTCCACCATGCATGTATCCCAATTCATCCACATTGGACATGGCAACACTAAAGCCACCCTCTACCGGCATAATATCCCCATAAGGAGCGCCGATTTCGTCCGCGTATCCCTGAGCCGACTCAATGGTCGGATAAACAACTCCTCTAGGCATTAGAACCTCCTCGTTTTTTTGGCGATCCCGCCATCGTTTCGGTTTATATATTCTACGGAGGTTCCGCTTTGCGTCCCATGACTGCCTTTACGGCTGCGCTTTCCTTTCCGTAGTACCATCTTCCCGTCTTCATCGGGATACCAATAATCGAGTGCTTTACTGTCAGCATCTATCCGCGCTGTTTGCCCAGCAATGCCTTTGCCCGTATTGACGTGTCTATACCCACCCACGTTCGCGAGCCTGTTCACAGTAGCAGTTCCACGCGGAACTGATGGTTTTCGAGCCCTATTATATATTTCCCGCATCCTCTCCCGATCTTCTTCGGAAGCATCTTTTGGCATCCGATCCTTTCCAAAACGGATTTTTCTTCGTCTTCCTCTTGCTCTGTCATCTGCCATCTTAAAATACTCCTCTGAAAATACGACCCCGTACCTGTGCTCCGGTGCCGCGACTAAATGAAGCTCCATCCACTACACCACCGCCCGAGAATTTCTTAACACCTTTCTTGGGTCTTTTAGGGGAGACATTGTCACCGCCAGGTAATAGGTACACTTTTTCTCCTGTCTTTAGATCTATGGCCTCTAAATGACCTGCTTCGTCAACGTCACCCGTCAATTCAAAATCACTCAAAGGATCTTTATCTTTATCCATATCAATACACTCCGCTAAACCTGCGACCACGAACCTGCGCCCGCGTACCACGAATTATTCCACCTTTTTCATAGGATGCAGCAATCGCTTTGGCCTGGTCAGGATCGGTCACTATTTTTCCACTGCCACCACTGCGCAAAGTTCCGTCTTTAAACTCTTTCATCACAACAGCAAACTTATCACTCATGCCGCCTTCATTAAAACCTGCGTGGTCATTAAGTGCAGAGGCACGATCCGCCAGCTCTTCCGCTTGATTCACGGAGACTCCCATTTGCTCAGCCATCTGTCTTACTCTAGCCATTACTCACCTCGTCCAGCACTTCCCATTTTATCAATGCGGTCCATATTTACATCAGCACGCAACAGCGCAATGTCTTCCTGCGAATCCATCTTCTCGCGTGTTATATCCTGACGCTCTCCTTCACGCTGCTCTTCAAAAGCCTGTTTAAGGGCAAACTCTTCCGCTTTACGTTGAACGTCCGCAGCCTTAATGTCCAGTTCCTTGGACCGCAGCTGCACCAGTGGGTCAACTTCACCTTCCGGCGGCGGCATCAAGGCGGACATGACTTCTGCCGTGTACTCGGCAACAAGCTGGGAAACTCGCGCTTCCACATCCTGCGGTTGCTCTTGCTGCCCCATCTGGGCGGCTTGTTGAGCTGCCATAGACATCTCTGCTGTAGCCACA